AATGATATTAACAACCTTATAGCAGATAATAAATGGACTTCTTTTGGACAATTAGAATTAATTGAAACTCAAACTGTTAGTGGTGTTGCAAGTGTTGAATTTACAAATTTAAAAACTGATATTTACAATGTTCATTTTATGACAATGTCAGATTATGTACCAACAACCTATGGGAAAATTATAAAAGTTCAATTAGCTGAAAGTGGTACTTATGAAACTGCTAGTGTGTATCAATTTGCTGAACAATATAATGGTTTATCAGCTGGTAGTGCAAGTTTTGGTGAAACAAAAAGTACAGGAACTAATTCATTTAACTGTTTTGCACAACAAACTACAACTAATGGAACTAATGATAGTTGGAATGGTTACTGCTATTTATACAATTTAGGGGATAGTTCAAAGTACAGTTTTTCAACCTATCAAACTTCATCTACTTTTGTTAATTCTGTACAATATTATTCAGTTTTTGGAAGTTCAGTTTTACCACAAGCAAGTCAAGTAGATAAGATAAAAATATTTTCTGCTAGTGGAAACATAACTAATGCAAGCATATCTCTATATGGAATAAGGTATTCATAATGGCTACTAATTTAGAATTTATAACAGAAACAGAAGTAACAAGTGCAGTTACAAGTTTTGATTTTGATAATATTTTTTCTGAAGATTATGATGTTTACCAAATTATATTTAGGAATTTTAATTATGGAAATAATGCTAATTGGATTTCTTTAAGATTTTTAGATATTAGTGGAAGTGTAATATCAACTGCAAATTATGATTATGCAAGTTTACAAATGAAAGCTCAAACTACTTTTACAGAATATAGAGGAACAGGTGCTACTCAACTTCCTTATGGAATTTATACAAACAATAATCAGGGGTATGGCTCAGTTCTTACTGTTTACAATCCCTATGATAGTGGGAGTTACACATTTACTGCACAACAAGATAGTGTATTTATCAATACAGTAAATCTTTATGGGCATAAAAATATTGGTGTTTTAAAAATTGCAGGAACTCATAGAGGTATAAATTTAGATACAAGAAATACTAATACTTTTAATAGTGGAAACATACAAGTATATGGAGTTAAATAATGGCAGGTAGCTTAATAAAAATAGATGAAGAAATAGTTACATCAGCAGTAGCAAGTGTTGATTTAGGTGGTACTAAATGGGATAGTTCTTATGATGTGTATATGGTTAAATTTAGTAATGTAACAGCAACAACTGATAATACAATTCTATATGCAAGAGTTTTAAAAAGTGATAATACTGCTGATAGTACTGCAAATTATGATAGAGCTTTAAAAATTCTAAGAACTGATACTACCTTTACTAATTTAGGACAAACAAATCAGACAGAATTTGGTATAGAAATTATAGGTACTGCAACAGGGGAAAGTGCAAATGGTATCTTTTATTTATTTAACTTTAATAATGCTAGTGAATACAATTTTTGTACTACTGAAATGTCTAACTTTGATAATGCTTCAAAATTAATTGCAGGACAGGGTGGATTTGTGCATACAGTTAGTCAAGTTTCAAAAGGATTGCAATTTTTTATAAGTTCAAGCACAATAGCAAATGGTATATTCACTCTGTATGGCTTGAAAAAATGATAATGGTTTAAAGAAGTTAGTATAAGAAATATATAGTAAGATAGGAGAGATATGGCAACATTAGAAGAACTAACAGTAGAGGCAACAGCAGAGATTGAAGCTGCTAAACCTTTATTTAAACAAGTTAATAATGAGCGTATGGAATTTTCAGAAGCAGACTACGACCAAGCAATTACAGACTTGGCTAATTCTAAGTGGAACGACCAACAATTTGGTTATATCCAAGCTAGACAAGAAGCGTATGGCTCAATAGCAGACCAACTTGATATGCAATATTGGGATTCTGTTAATGGAACAACCACTTGGGCAGACCATATAGCACAAGTTAAAGCTGATAATCCTAAACCTGCCTAATGGCAAAACGAAGGTTTCGTAAAGAACTACACGAATGGACTTACGAAGTTACTTACAATGGGAAGGTAAAAAGATATGAAACTTGATTTATTGCGAATCCAATTTGGAGAAGACGCAACAAATGGTATTTTATTTATTGACGGTGTTTTTGAGTGCTACACCTTAGAAGATGAAGTTAGAGATGTAAAAGTACATAGTGAAACTGCAATTCCTGAAGGCACTTATGATATTAAGTTTCGTAAAGAAGGTGGTTTTCACACTAGATATAAAGCTAGATATGGGAATACACATTATGGTATGTTAGAGCTACAAGATGTTCCTAATTTTAAATATATCTTAATTCACTCAGGAAACACAGATGAACATACTGCAGGTTGTATATTGACAGGCTCTACTCAACAAGACCTAGACTTAGGCAAAGACGGTATGATTAGCAGGTCAAGAGACGCTTATAAAAAATGTTACGATAAAATTGCAAAACCTTTACAAGCAGGTAAAGAAGTAACTATAACAATTAAAAGTATCAATGTTGATAAACCTATATCAAATGATTCTCCACCTGATATGATACACCCTAACTTTATCAAAGAAGATATATCTGATATTAAGGGAATGATGAAACAACTTATTGCTAAACTAGAAGGCAGAAACATACTCTAACCAAAGGATATTTTGCATTTAAAATGTCATTTATGCAACCAACCCACCAAACTTTATAAAGTTGGATATAAGTGTGTGAAAAAAAATTGCACATTATATGGTAAGGTATTACTTAGCAACCCACTAAATAAGGAAGAAGAATAGTGAGAAATAAAGAATATTGGAAATTTATTTTATCTAAGGCTTTTAGAACAGGGTTGCAATCTGCAATCTCTCTGTATCTAGCAAACTCATCAGGAATAATTGACGCAAATATGATTGAACTAATTGGAGTTGCGTTTATGAGTTCAGGATTAGCAGTTGTACAAAACGGCTTAGAACAATATAAACCAAAGCAGACATTCGATAATAAATAAAAGGTGTTCAACCTAAAGAAGATACTTTGTATTGCTTCTGTGTGCTTTATAGCAGTTCCAATACCTGCTTTTGCATATCATACAGAGACACAAACACCTTATGATATAACAAATGTATTAAACAGTAATGACGGAAGTATTACAGTAAGTTGGCAAGAATCTGACGGATTAGAAGATAACCAACCTGAATACTACATTGTTTATATTGGTTTAAGTGAAACTGCTGATGATGTTTCAGAACAAACTAAATTTGGTTTTACAGAAGCATTATCTTGGCAAAGCTACACATTTACTGCTCAGTATTTATATGATGAATTAGCAGTAGATAATCAAAAGATTTATGCAAAAGTAAAAGCATTTCACGATACCAATGGAACAACAAGCGACTTTACACCTGTAGAATCTATTATGTATAACTTTGTTTATACACCTACTACAACAACATCTAGTTCAACAACATCAAGTACAACTACAACTTCAACTACTTCAACTGTACCTAATACAACTACAACTTCATCTACAAGTACATCAAGTACAACTTCTAGTACTACAACTTCTAGTACTACTACAACAACTACTACGCTTCCACCACCACCACCACCTACAACTACAACTACTCTCGCACCTGTAATTGTTAAGATTGGTGGAGAAGAAGTTGAATATACACAATCAGAAGTAGATGACGGCACAGTTGATAGAGATATAGAACGACAAGGTAATGAAGATAAATGGGGTTGCTATATCACAAATATTGCTTTAGAGCGTGGAGATTGTCCTGCATATAATGATTCATTAAAACAAGAAGAAGAAAAAGAAGAAGTTATTATAGAAATTAAAGATGAAAAATTCACAGATACCGAAACAGAGCTTCTTGATGATGATGTTGTGGTACTTGAAGTGGAGTCTAATGATGAAATTAAAGATATTGAAGATGAACTTGTTGAAGAAATTATCGAAGAAGAAATTAAAATTGATAATAAAGAACTTGAAGAAGAATTTAAGTTTGAAGAAGAAGAAATTATTATCGAGATACCTGAAGAAATAATAATTATTATTGAAGAAGATGTAGAAGAAGAAGTTATACAAGATGAGTTGGACGAAGAAATATTTACAGATGACACCGAATCAGAAAAAGAAATTCAAAAAGAAGATGAAGTTTTTTTCGAAGAAGTTGAAATAACTGAAGAACAAATACAGGAAGAAGTTAAACAGGTTGAAGAAAAAATTAAAGCTATACAAGAGAATAATGTTAAAGAACTTGAAACAGAACAAGTTGTGGAAATCATTGAAGAAGTTAATGACGCAGGATTGGAAAACCTTGCAGAAGTTAGCGAAGATGTACTTGAAGTTGTAGCAGAAGTAGTAGAACAATCAATAGCCAAAGCTGACGAGCTTACACAAGAACAACAAGAAGTCGTAGCTGAAGTGCTTGGATTTACAGAAACAAAAGATGTTGAAGTATTAGCTAAAGCAGTAAAGACAGATAAAACAGTTGCAAAAGCCGTAGAAGAATATGTAGAGAGAGCAGTACAGAACGCTGATGTAGAAAACTATACATTAGCTGACGCACAAACAGAAATTACTTTTGAATCTTTAGTGGCAGGAGACTTTAGTGTTATTATAGATATTGATTTAGACGCAATAGATTTAGCAAACATATCAAATGATATGACACAAGATACTAAAGAGAAGGCACAAGAAGTGATACTTCCAACAGTAATTGTAAATATTGTATCGTTTGTAAGGAGATTTAATTGATAAAGAAATTGTGGTCTTGGTGTGTAGAAGCAGTAAAAGAAACACTTAACCTTGCTTGGACTTTGTCAGGTTTAGCTATTGCGACTTTGACTTTAACAGGTCAAGCACAAGTTATAACTTTTTATGCAACAGTAATAACATTAATTATATGGTTAATAACGATTGGATTTAGAAAATAATGGTACAACCAACAGAGCCTTATAGTCGGCTTAAAAACTATACAGAGAATATGACAATTACAATTTCAACAGACGACCAAAATAGTAATAGCTTTGATATGCAAGGTAGTAAATTAAGAGCTTTAATTATGCCTAGTGTTTTAACAAGTAATAAGTTTCAA